ATATAGCACCATGCTTCATGCAAGCGCCGCACCAAGTTCCATGTTGCAATGCGCCATGTGCGCTGCGCGGGGTGGTCGTCAAATTTGGGAGTGGGGACGACGGGGGGAGAGCCCCTTTCTGGAGGCTCATTGCGCAGCGCGAGCGGGCGCTATGTTGCACGTGCAACCAGCACAATGCAGATTGCCTTTGGAGGGACCCAAAGCGGCACGCTATTTGCAGATTGCCGGGGGTGGGGGTCGCGCTCGAGGGACCCAAAGCGGCGCTATTTGCAAAGGGCCGGGGGCATATATTTTGGACGTTATGTGGGCTACCGAACAGATGTTGCCAATCATTCGCAACTAGAGTATATGGGTAGTGCGCGCTCTCGCCTGCCGAGCGCTAACAAGGATGTACGTCGGCAGGCGAGTCATATAAGTATTGCAAAGGGAGTTTGAACACGTGAGTGAAATTACTATTTCTTGGGACCCGTCGCCACCCGCGCAGGCAGTGTCAGCATTCAACATCTACCGTGGCAGCGCGAAGGGCAACGAATCGCCCACACCGTATGCCTCACACGTTCCGACCCCAACCCCTGACGCGATCTCGTCAGTCGGCGCACCGGACGGCATCACAGGTATCACCACGTACGTCGGCACTTTCGCCAATGGCGCAGGCAATGCCTTGGCCGGCGTCAACACGACCATCACTGGTTTCACGCATGCCCCCAACAACGGCGCGACGATCATGGTTGTCGGGTCGACCGCTACGACCCTCTTGGTTCACAATCCTGGCTCAGTGGTCGAATCGGCCTCTGCGTCAAGCCTCATGTATCCCTACTTCACGGACACTGGCGTTCTCCCTGGTCACGTGTACAGCTACGAGATCACGGCGATCTCCGGTGGCGCAGAGAGTGCGGATTCACTGGGCATCTTGGCCCCTGCGGTTCCCTTCGGCCCAGTGCCGGCGGTAGTGAACGTAGGTGTCGCGTCTAGCTTCGAGATCCTTGCGGGCTCGACCGTCACCAATACTGGAACCACGACTGCCACGGGCGACGTCGGCGTGTACCCAGGAACAACCATCACTGGTTTCGGACCTCCGTCCGCGATCACTGGCGCTTTCCACCTTGCCGACTTTGTGGCAGCGGCGGGCCAGTCAGCATTGACCTTGGCCTACAACGATGCGCAAGCGCGCACCGGTGCGGTCACTCTCTCCGGCGACATCGGCGGACAGACCTTGCTCCCAGGCGTCTACAACTCGGCATCAAGCCTCGCGATCACGGGTATCCTCTACCTCGACGCGCAGGGCAACCCGGATGCGACCTGGATTTTCCAGATTGGATCCACACTCACCACGGCAGTCGGCAACAGCGCGGTCGTCATGTTGAACGGCGGGCAGGCAGCGAACGTGTTCTGGGCGGTTGGCAGCTCGGCAACCTTGAACGGCGGCACGCGATTCCAAGGCACGATCATGGCGCAGGCCTCGATCTCGGTAGCCGCGGGTGTGGACATCAGCGGTCGCCTCTTGGCGCGAACCGGTGCGGTCACTCTCATCGGTGACACCATAAACTTGTTCCTGAACGCGAGCCTTGGGCTCTACGCGGCGAACGAAGTCGTCCCGCTTGGCGATGTGATATTCGATAGCGTGAGCCAGAGCTACCAGCAAGCGATTGTCGCTGGTACGACTGGTGCAACGCGACCGACATTCAGCCCGATCGTCGGTGTGACTACCCAGGACGGAACGGTTCTCTGGGCGAGTCTCGATCCGCCAACGGTTGTGTTGGCACTACCGTTGCCCCCGGGCCCACCGAACGTACCGCCGGCTCCGCCAGCAGCGCCGACCAATCCGCGCATAGCTTCCGAGCTGTGACATGGCTGACGAATTCGTCTCCGGACCAATTGGTCCGCAAGGCGGACCAGGACCCGCAGGACCCCCAGGTCCTGCGGGCCCCGTCGGACCAGTAGGTCCAGCGGGTGCTGTCGGTCTACCCGGTCCAATCGGGACGCCAGGCCAAACAGGCCCGCAAGGTCCTGCGGGACCGATCGGTGCTGCGGGTGCCAATGGTGGCCCTGGTGCTACTGGTTCAACTGGCGCTATGGGTGCGGCTGGTCCGATTGGTACGACCGGCCCAGAAGGGCCACAAGGTGTTGCCGGGCCACAAGGTACGGATGGCGCTGCTGGCGCCGCCGGCGCGGTAGGCGCAAACGGATCAAACGGAATTCAAGGTGATGTTGGTCCAGCAGGAGCGACTGGGCCGCAAGGCGCTGCGGGACCAGCAGGAGCCGCAGGGCCAGCCGGCGTCGCAGGACCAGCAGGAGCTGCAGGCTCCGCGGGGACCAACGGTGCGGCGGGAGCACCCGGCGCTGAAGGAATTCAGGGCCCGGCAGGCGTTGCCGGGCCAATGGGCGCAGCGGGGCCAGCCGGAACTAACGGGGCCACTGGTGCAGTAGGAGCCGCAGGGCCAACAGGATTGACAGGACCGGCAGGGGCCACTGGTGCTATGGGCGCGGCAGGGCCGATAGGCACGGCGGGAGCCGTGGGACCGACCGGCGCCACAGGGCCGCAAGGCGCTGCGGGACCAGCAGGAGCCGCAGGGCCAGCGGGAGCCTCCGGGGCGGCCGGAGCCACAGGGCTGACCGGTCCTGCTGGATCTACAGGCGTAGCGGGGGCTGTAGGCGCTACCGGCGCCCAGGGTACCGCCGGAGCCGCGGGGCCCGCAGGCGCTGCAGGCGCGGCGGGCAGCAACGGCTCGGCCGGAGCCACGGGCACGACCGGCGCAGCGGGCCCTACAGGGCCTACGGGCCCCATAGGGCCTACAGGTGCGACAGGTGCCATCGGGCCTACGGGCGCAACAGGGCCAGCTGGCACGCCGTACTCAGAATTCACGACGTTCGCAGTCCCGGTGACTGGCTTCGTGGCCACGATCCCAAGTACTGCGATTATCCAGAACAACTACGTGATGACGCCCGCCGGCACACTGGCGAGCGGCACTCTGACGATGCCCGCCGGCGCGGTCGCCGGGCAGCAAGTGAACATCAGTTCGAGCCAGAAGATCACCGCGTTCAGCCTACAGCCCAACACAGGGCAGACTATCGTCACTACGATCACACAAATGCCGTCGCCACCGGCCCAAGGGTTCCAGTACATTTTGGATAGCGCGTTAGCCTGGCATCTGATAGGCTAAGGCCTATGTACGTTTTCAAAGCCCTTCTGTACTTCGACATTCTCGTGGCTGCTCTCATTTGGAGGGACAGCGGTGTGACCATTTCTTCATTCACGGGCCTCGCCTTGCGCCGACAGACGCCACCCATCTGGGCCATCGTGCTCGGCCGCTGGTTTTTGAATCGTATCCAAACAAACCATTGCGAGCTTGCTATCGAGCATGACATTGTTCGAGCCCAGGCAGCGCTCGCCATTCTGGGGGCGAAGTGAGCCGCGCCATTGACGCGCTGGCCCGCACGCACGGGGAACGTGCCATCGAGATCATCGCGCAGATCATGAACGATCCGTTCGCGGAAGACCGCGACAAGATCAAAGCCGCAGACTCGATGCTGGACCGCGGCCACGGCAAACCGCTGGTGGCAACCATCGCACTCCCCTCGAACCGCGCACATCAAGCAGTCCTGGCGGCCATGTCTGACGAGGAACTGATGGCCCGTATCCAGGGCGCGGCGCTGCCGCGACTCGCGCCGATAGAAGTCACCTGCTCAGAAGTCGACGACCTACTCGCATGAACGAAAAAACAGGTTTGTAAATGTCCGCAAAATTCAAAGCAGGCGACATGGTGGAGCTGCTTGACGGCCACTACGGCGCCGGGCTGCGCGCCGGTATGGTTGGGACCGTCGTCGAGTACGCGGGTAACTTGGGTCCAGAGCTAGGCGTGTACGACGCTTGGGTTGTTACGATTCACAACAGAGATTGTGCGATCAACGAAAAATTTCTGAAACTCATCCCCGGCGGCGCGGAAAGCAGAAAGGCCGGTGAGTGGGACCTGTGCCCATGGAGCCCGCACACGTACAAGAACCCGGTCGTCGAACCAGAGCATTTCAATCTTGGATGAGTTATCCGACCAGCAGTTCGCAGCGGAAATTCTGCGGCGCCAGCGCTCGCGCGCGAGCCTCGTAGCCTTCAGCCAATCTATTGACGTCCCGGGCGTGCCGCTGCAAGACGTTGTGGACGAGGAAAACGAGAAAGGGAAACTCTTAGACCCCACGGAACGCCAGAGGGTATCATACGCGCCGGTCGAATCGAAAATTGCGCTCCACCACTTACTCATGATGCAGGCGATCCAACGATGTATAGACACTCCCAGAGGCAGGTTGATGATATTCGCGCCGCCTGGCTCCGCAAAGTCTACCTATGCGAGTGTCCTGGCGCCTGCGTGGGCCATGGGCCGCAAGCCAAACACACAAATCATACTTGCTTCCTACGCTACATCGATAGCGGTCAAGCAGTCACGCAAGGTCCGATCGATCGTCCGAGATCCGCAGTACACGTCGATATGGGTTGAGAAACCACAGCTACTTGACGACCAAAGAGCAGTAGACGACTGGCAATTGTCGAACGGATCAAGCATGATGGCTGCAGGATTGCTCGCCGGTATTACCGGAAATCGCGCGGACGGTGTAATTATTGATGATCCGGTGGCGAATCGCGAGCAAGCCGATTCGGCGGGACTTCGCGAGAAGACGTACAACGAGTACATCGACACTGCGATGACTCGAGCGAAGCCGAAAATGTGGACGATTATCATTCAGACTCGATGGCACGAAGAGGATCTGGCCGGTGCGATACTCCCGCAAGACTACTCAGGCGAAAGTGGCTACATCGATTGTCGAGACGGGCAGCGGTGGGAGGTATTGTCTATACCTGCTGAAGCTGAACGGGAAGACGATGTACTGGGTCGGAAACCAGGTGAATTCCTCTGGCCGGAATGGTTTCCCAAGGAACATTGGTCTACGTGGCGCGATAATCCTCGGGCTGCACGCACTTGGGCTGCTCTGTACCAGCAGAGGCCCGCGCCCTTCACGGGCGTACACTTTAATCGAGAAATGTTTAAAATGTACGATCCGAATCTGGTGCCGGTAGACGTATGAGCAAGATCCCACCCAAAGGCTCACAGTACGGAAACTACAAGAGGGCCGACTACTTAGAGACTGCTATCATCGATGCAAACGAACGCTTGGCGCGTGCGTACATGCGGCTGCAAGCGTCCGACGTACCGCGCGACCCCTGGCACTGGGAAGTGTCCAAGATACTGCACTCATGAGCATCTTGCTGCTGAGCGAACTCCGAACGCAACGCGCGCAGAAGGCGGAAGAGTTGGAATTTTACACGGCGCAGAAGGCCAAACTGGAAACCAAGTTGGACTTTCTGCGCAGAGAGATACGCCTCACGGACACGATTCTCGAAATGCTGCGACACGCACGCATGATTGAGTTAGGGCACAAGCATGATCCTCACCTATGAAGGGTTGGATGCGCTCCCGAAGTCGCTGCGCATCTACGGCGCGTCAGATTATGCGACGATGGAGCCTCGCGCCGGTAAGCGTGAGCCTGATTTCACGGAGCATGGCGTCTGGGGCGTCGACAAAATCGGGGACTTGTGGGCGATCGACTGGTGGAGCAAGCAATGCGAGACCGACGTCGGCATCGCGGCGTTCATCAAGCTCATAGCGACCCGCAAACCCATCAGATGGTTCAACGAGGGGGGACTTATTGACAAGGCGATCGGCCCTGCGATCCGTAGCGGCATGCAGCATGCGCAGAAGTTCGTTGCGATCGAGGCGTTGCCATCCCTGTTGGACAAAGGAATCAAGTTGCAAGCCTTTCACGCGCGCGCGACTGCCGGCACGGTCCACTTTCCCGTCCGCCGGAAGTGGGCGGACGACTGTATCGAGCAGTTGGTCAAATTCCCCGCCGGCCGATGGGACGACAAAGCGGACGTGTGCGGCCTGATTGGCCGCGGAGTTGACCAGATGATGGACGCTAGGGTACCATCAGGGTCTTCGAGGCCGCTGCTCGTTCCGTTCACCGAGAAATGGCTCGAATTTAACGACCGGAATGACAAACCTAAAGTGAGGTACTTCTGATGACGATTACGACTTCAACGAATACCAGTACCGCAGGGATTGTCTACCCGGTGGGTGTGTCTGCGGTGATTGCCGACGTCAAAACGGAGGTTGCCAAGGTTGAAACCTGGGGAACCAAGACCATTGCGTTCGTGCAAGCGCACTACACGAAGGTCATTGCCGCGGTCGTTGGCTTCGCGGTCAGCCACTTCAGCTTGATCTCCACAAGTCTAGGAAAGGTGCTGTCATGGCTCAAGTAAATTACGAACCTGGCGTGTCGCAGGCCCCAACGCTCGTCGTTGTGCCCTTTGTCGAGGCGGGTGGCCCCATTGGCACCGCGCGAACCACGGCCCGCCTAAAGACGGTCACGTACGCTCAGAATGAGCCGGGCCGGGACAAGATTCTGCGGACGTGAGCCAGGTACGGACGACACCGGTGCTCGCCGGCAAGACGATTTTGTCTACAGAGACGAATATCTGGCCGGCAGTCTTGACAGAGCAGGTAGTTGTCGTATCGTATAGCAGCTCGACTCCGATTGTTTTGCCCACACAAGTAGGATTCCAATAATGCTTCACTCCCGTCCAGGGTTCGCGCCGCGCAGAAGCGACAAAGCACCCTCGAAACTCAATCCCGACATGGTTCCCGCGATTCATCGCAAAGTGCTCGGCGTTCCGACGCCGCTTAGGCAGATCGAGCGAACGGCGCGCGAAATCGCGGCCGATATTCTGCACGAACAGATGGTGGCGGAGGCGCTTATCGCCGCGCAGCGCCAGGGGCCTGAAATTCTGGTCAATCCACTACCGTCCGAGCCCCCCACCGTTCTTGAGCCCGGCAAGTAGCGCATGACCTCCGGCGCATCCAACGGTCCTCAGACCCCCGGCGGTACGGCCGGAATACTTACCGACCCGCGGCAAGCGGCGGAAGGTAAGGATGAGGGTATCGAGTCGGATGAAGAGGATACGCGAGAAGACGAAGAGGCAGAGCAGGCCCTCGTAGACAAACTTTGGAAGTGCTATGACGACGCCCGCAAGTTCGACGAGAACTTCAGAAAGCAAGTCGCTATTGACCGTCGTTATGCGGCTGGTACGAGCGATCTTTCATGGGCCGTTACCACAAACCTTATTGGCGCTTTTATTGATATTCTGGTTGCTCTACTTTACGCTCGCAACCCTGACGTATCGGTGCGCAAGGCTCCGCAAGTTGATGAGTCGAACACGTACTCGATGCAGACTTTCGCTCGCACGATGGAGATTGTTATCTCGTCGTTGTGGACGAAGGGCGGCCTGAAGAAACCCATCCGTAAGGGTGTGCGTTCGATCCTCTCGAACGGTGAAGGCTGGTTAAAAGCCACGATGGTGTCCGAGAAGCGCCCACAGCCGGAAGTTGAGACCGCACTGAACGACGCGAAAGAGACTCACGCGCGGCTCATCGCCCAACAGAAACTGCTCGAAGATCCGCAGAACCAAGATCCTGAGACGATCGAAGTGGAGAAGGCTGAGAAGCAAGCGCTCATCGATGAACTTCAGGAGAAGCTGGAACTCGCCATAAACCGAATGTTCGTCATCGATTTCGTCCAGACGGAAAACATTCAGGTTTCAACGGACGTCAGCAGCATTGACGAGTACACCGATGCCGACTGGATAGGCAACGAAGTTTATTACACGAAGGAAGATGCGCTGGCAAAGTTCCCGCGCCTCACCGCCGAAGATGTCAAGAGTGCGAAACTCTACTACCAGCGCGCACCGAAAGAAATGACGACGCGCGATATGGATGGTGTGATGCCACAAGGGACCGTATCCGCGGAGACCGCTCAGACATTCACGACCAATACCAGTTCGCAAGAGTCTCCGTCCTTTTTGCGCGTAGTCGAAATATGGGACCGACGCGACAAGCAGATTCGCACACTCATCGATGGAGTAAAGAAATGGGCCAAAGAACCGTACCCCCCGCCGTATCCGACGAGTCGCTTCTATCCGTACTTCTACTTTGCTTTTTACGAAGTGGATGGACAGAGGCATGCGCAATCACTTTCTTGGAGGCTCTACAAACTGCAGGACGAGTACAGTTCGTCCCGATCAAACTTTCGTCTGACGCGGGAGCGTTCAATCCCGGGAGTGTTATTCAATGCCACTATGTTGGACGAAATAGAGGCACGAAAGCTCACTGAGTCCAAGTCGCAAGAGTACACCGCGCTGCGGCCGAGCGATCCGTCAGTGCCGCTCGCCAGCCTGTTCGCACCAAAACCCGTCCAGGGCATCGATATGAGGCTCTATGATCCAACGCTCATTCTCAATGATATGGAGCGGATCTCTGGTGTACAGGAAGCTCTTTCAGCAGCCATCAGCGGACCTGGCAACCCTAAAACTGCGACAGAGGCAAACATACAACAAAGCGGCACGCAAGCGCGCACGACGGCGAATCGCGATAACACGGAAACGATGCTGACCGACATGGCGCTGTACACAGCGCAGCAGGCGCTGCAGTGCCTTGAGATGCGCGACGTGCAGCGATTGGCCGGTCCAAAAGCGTTCTGGCCGCACGGTATGGATATCGAAGACCTATTCACGATGGTAGAGATCACCCTCGTCGCCGGCAGCACGGGCAAGCCGCGGCAGGCAACAGACATGCAGGCATGGAGCACGATCCTGCCGCTCATCCAGAGCATTTTGAAAGAAGTCGAGCAAGCGATGGCCCAGGGCAACCTGCCGATGGCGAACGCGCTTATCGAACTGGTCAAAGAGACCATGCTCCGTCTTGGCGACGAAAGCGACGTGGAGCGGTTCATTCCGCGCAAGGCGCCCCCGGGCTCGCCCGGCGCCGGAGGTCCGCCGCCGCCCGTCCAGCCGCAAGTCACGATTGCACTCAAAGGCACACTCACCACGGCAACGTCCGAAGCAATGGCACAGCCGGTGCTTACACGCGACGCCGCGGGTGCGCCACCACCAAATCCTGCACCAGGCGGCGCCCCGGCTCCTGGCACACAGCCACAACCGAGTCCAGCGGCTCCGCCGCCAGGTGCAGGACCTCATTGATCTAAGCAACACGACAGGAAACCCCAATGCCCACAGAAAACACAGATACCGTCATGGACGCGGTGAATGCCGCACTTGGCGAAAGCCTTTCAACCCCGGAACCAGCGCCGGAACCGGACATTGAACCGGACATTGAACCGGAGGGCGACCCGGAAGGTGAAGGTGAAGGCGAACCCGAAGCCGAAGCCGAAGCCGAAGCCGAAGCCGAACCCGAAGCCGAAGGCAACGGCGAGCGCAACGCGGATGGCACTTTCAAAAAGAAAGAAGCGCCAACCGAAAAACCTAAAGAGGGCGAAGCCGAAAAACCTAAACTCGACAAAGACGGCAAGCCGATCGTCGAGCCCAAGAAAGTCGACCCGGTAAACGATCCGATCCCGAAGGATCTGAAGAAAGACACCCAGGACCGCATTCGCACGTTGATCGACACGACCAAGACGATCACGGCCGAGCGCGATGAGCTTAGGCAGAATTTCGACTACATGGTCAAAGGCGTGCAGGACACGGGCACGACGCCCGCGCAGTACGGAGAGACGCTTAGCTGGCTTGCGCTGTTCAACAGCCCCGACCCCAAGAACCAGGAGAAGGCACTTGAATTGGTTGAATCCGTGGCCGAACGATTGTCAATGCTGCTCGGAAAAGAACGTGCTATTGGGGACCCCATGGCCGCGCATGCAGACCTCAAAGAGGCCGTCGCTAAGGGTCAGATTACTGCGCAGTACGCAAAAGAGATTGCGCGCACTCGCAACGGCCAGACGTTCCGCACTGAGATGAATACGAACGCTGGTCTCGAACAGCAGAAGCAGCAAGCGGCTGTGCAAGAGTTGTCCACAGCCAAGGCGGATCTGTCAGCGCTTGAGCAGACGCTTATAGCGAGCGATCCGTCATACGCGGCGAAGAAATCCATTCTAGTGCCGGCGCTGCAGCCAATCTTCGCCTCCATCCCGCCGAGCCAGTGGAAGTCGAAGTTCATGGAGGCATACCGCAACATCAAGGTGAACGCGCCCGCGGCGCGGCCGAAGCTGCCCGTGAACAATCCGCTCCGCCCCAAGCAGCCGGCGGGGGGCCAGACAAAGGCGCCCACCAGCATGCTTGAGGCCATCACTGGTGCATTGGGGAGCATGGGCAAATGAGCAAGGATTACTCGAAGGTGCTGCTTGCCACGCCGATCCGTGGCAACCAGTGCATAACACTGTACACGGCGGGCATTGTGCAGTCGATCGGGCTGCACGGCGGCTGGCTACCAATGGCAGGCCAGTCGGACATCTACGTGGCCCGCAACGTGCTCGCCAATGAATTTCTGCAGAAAACGCAGTTCGAGACGGTGGTCTTCATTGACAGCGACATCGGGTTCACTCGCCAGAACCTACAAGACTTGATCGACTCGGATGAGTCATTCGTCAGCGGCCTCTACACGGACAAGTGCCAACCGCCTGTGCCGTTCTGTCGTGATGAAAAGGGCGCGCAGATGCCGCTTAACGAGATCCCTGAGCAGGGCATGGTTAAGGCGCGCTTCGTCCCCGGCGGGTTTTTGAAGATCGATAGGTCAGTGTTTGAAACGGTCATCGCGTCAGGCAAGTGCGCCATCTACGGCGCCGGCAAGTACCATCACTTCTACAACGGCCGGATCATGTTCGACAACCTTCTGTCGGAAGACTACTCGTTTTCGGACTTGGTTTACAGCGTCGGGATTCAGCCCTGGATTAACTGCGGGGTTCGGCTAAGTCACGATGGACGGACACTATCATGAAAAATTTAAGCATCTGCATACCCACCTACAATCGCGATCCGTTCTTGCAGTGGACCCTCGACAAAAACGTCGCGGACTTCCCAGAGTGCAAGAGGATCGTCTCCGACAACGGTAAGAGCACGCTGAACTTCGACGGCATGCGCTATATTCGCCAAGCGACGAACATTGGTTCGTTCCCGAACATGCGCGCCGCACTGCTTATGGCGACGACGAAGTACTGCATGTTCCTGGCCGACGACGATTATCTGGTGAGAGACGAAGTGCAGAAGGGGATCGACTTCCTAGAGACACATCCCGAAGTGCTCGTCTATTACGCGCCGTGCCAACTCTACAACGAAATCGCGCAGAAAGCCGACTGGGATGCTTTCTACGTCGCGGAAGACAAAACCTTCACGCGCGCCGACGACCTGTGGAACTTCGTCATGCACAAGCACGTCTGGCCAGAGCACGCGATCTACCGCCGGGGGCACCTGCAGGAGATCATTACCCCACGAACCAGCGCGTACTGGTGCTTCGTGGATCTGGCAAATGCCGCAACGCGCGGCCCGGTCCACTTTGCAAAAACCCCGTTCTATCGTAACCTGACTGGACACCCGGTAGGCGGACGGGTTAAATTGGGCGACCAACAGTGCTTGACGGACTTCGATTCATATAGGTGGGGACTTGAAATGCTGGCTGCCGGCATCTTCAGAGGCGCGATCGCATCGGGTACCGACCCGGAGCTGAAGGGCAACCTCAACAACATGATTCGCAAGTTCATATGGTCCCGGTACGAGGTCGCAGTGAGGATTCTCACGGCTAACAACCGCATGGCCGAAGCCGAGCTGCTGAAAGTGCGTATGGACATGACGAATTATTAAGGAGCGATACATGGCGACGTTTAACGAGCGAAAAGGTGGCGGAGGAGCAGGGTTGACCCGCGATTCTACGGATGTTATGGAACCTCCCTCGATCCATCTTGACCATCATCATATGAAGGCTCTTGGCTTGAAGACACCGAGGGTCGGCAGCAAGCTGCACTTCACAGGGCACGCCGCGGTGCATGCCACCAGCGAGAACGCAGACCGTGGCGACGGCGGCAAGTCGCGCGGACACGTCACTTTGCATATCCACAAGATGGATATGGGCGCGGACAAGCAATCTAGCGACGCCAAAGAGCAAGGTCAGAAGGATGGCATGAAAGCCGCTATCGACAAGGCGCTCACGAAAGACGCCGGCAGCGAAGCCGAGAAAGGTAAAGCAAAAGGCAAGACGCCATCGGTGCGGGCCGGCGGGGATTGACCGTTTGAAAAGTTACGAATGGTTTATCTGTGACGTGGTCACGACGATTCTCGTGGCTGCCATCTTCATGGCAATACTGCTGTTGATATTTCAATGATGCTGGCAGTTGTGATAGCGCTGGCGTACGTGATATGGTACCTAAACGACCGAAAGTTCTGACAGTTGACAAATATCGCTCTGTTGGCATAGAATTTGCCGCAGAGCGATCGTAAGTCGTTATTCCGTAGGTTCGGCGCCCTACAAACTCCAGTGCTCACTCCTGGGAAAGACGCAACGTTTTTCCATTTTTAGGAGTGAATCATGCCTTTTACTACCGAACAGTTGGCCTACGCGGGCAATGCCGCGATCAACTACTTCCTGCGCAACGATCCGATCGACAACGTGAATATTGCCCGTCCGCTCATCAAAAAGCTGCTGGAAGAGAAGAAGCCGTATGTCGGCGGTCTTCAATACGTTGTTGAGCAATTGCGCTACAGCAACGACTCGAATTTCCAGTCGTACTTCGGTGACACGCAAGTCACCTACAACCGCAAGCGTACGTTGCAACAGGCGAAATACACCTGGGGCAGCTTCCATGACGGCTTCGGTTTGAACGAAGACGAACTGGCCCAGAACGGCATCGTGATGACGGACGACAAGTCCAGCACCCCGACCGAAGCCGAAAAGGTCCAGTTGACCAATCTGTTGCAAGAGAACAGCGAGACGCTGAAGCTCGGCTTTCAGGAAAATTTCGACTACATGCTCCACTTGGACGGCACGCAGTCGACGACCAACATCCCCGGACTAGACCTGTTGGTCTCCACGACCCCGACCGTCTCACAGATCGTCGGTGGTCTCGACCAGTCGATCTACACGTGGTGGCAGAATACGTCGATCACGGGCATCGCCGCGACGTCGGGCACCCTAACGCAGCAGATGGAAATCGCATGGCGCGATTGCACCCGCTACGGCGGAATGGCCCCCAACTACATCCTCGTCGGTGAGTTGTTCCTCGACGCCTACCGCGTTGACGCGAAGGCCATGATCAACCGTACCATCTTCATGAAAGACGAGGCGAAAGACGTCTCGCACTTCGATGCTGGTGTAGGTGAGGGCATCCGCACCGGGTTGTACTTCAAGAACGTCGAACTCATCTGGGACCCGGTAATGACGGTTCTCGATGGTCTCTACGCTCCGACCATTCCTTGGGAAAAACGCGCTTACTTCCTGAACACGAAGTTCCTGAAGCTGCGCCCGATCCAGGGGCATTGGATGATTAACCGGACGCCTCCGCGCGTGTATGACCGGTACGTCCATTACTTCGCGTTGACCGCGAAAGCAGCACTCACCACGGGCAAGCGCAATGCGCACGCCGTGTTGAGCATCGCGTAATCCACCGGAACCACAGGAAACTCACATGCAAGTTCTCATCACGACCGCTACCGCTTCCACGGCATCGGTGACTCCGATTTACCTGCCTTTCAACATCGCGCCGCTGCCCTTCGGGGACCCGTGGTCAGATGTCACGATGACGGCAGCGACGCCCAGTGTCATCACGGTACCGGGGTTCAACCCGGTCCAGAATGGCCTGGTGACTTTCTCCGTAGGTGGCGGTGCGACTTTGGGCACCTTCTCGACTGGCTCGGTGCAGTCGGGCGTCAACTACTACACCACGTCGATCTCCGGTCAGACGTTCAGCGTCTCGACGCAGAGCAACGGCCCGGCGATGACTGCATACACGACTGGCCTCCAAGCCGGCACGTCTTCGCTCATCACCTTGCATACGCTCTCGGCTCAGCAGGATGGCCCGCTGGTTCCGTTCAAGAGCGGCGGTACGGCGTTGGCGATAGCGAGTGGCGCAGTTCTGGGCACGGGCGCCGGTAATGCCGCGATCACCCTCATGGGTGCGGCGGACAAGGCGTCAACGGTCTCGACCGCGGCGTATGGCACGGTTCTCGGCCCTAACGTCTGGTCGGTCATTGCAACGGTCGGTGTCGGTGTGCCCAAGTTGGTCACGCTGAGCAACGATTGGATCTGCGCGGTTGGTTCAACAGGAACCTTGGCTTTGATCCAGAATTGATTTTTTTCCACAACCACGCAGGAGTAGCCCCTAATGCGTTACGAGAGAGTGAAGGTTAAGCGCGATACGAACACGGTCCATAACAGGTCCGTGGCACCTTGGGAGACGCCCATCCTCGAATTTCTGTTCGATGAAGGGAACGTAGAGCGGACGGGAGAGTTCGAGGAAGTGGCAGGAAGGGACTATCCTTCTCCGGCCAAAGAGTTGGCTCGACTCGCCAGTGTTTACGGTGAAGACCCCAAGAGTGGCGTGCCGTATGCCAACATGGTGTATGGCAATGCGAAAGCCGGCGAGCGGTCGCTGGCGAAGCTGATCGCGGAAGCGAAGAGTGAAGACGAAGCTGCAGCATCTGAAGAGGCGCCTATCCCCGCACCTTCGAGGAAACGCAGTCGGCAAGCGAGAGCTGCTGATAGTCTGCTGAGTTGAGTGGGGCTCCTATCGTAAGATAGGTTTACGGCCCTGGGTGCAAGCTCAGGGCCGTTTTTTGTTTAGGAGGGTGTATGACGGTATCGGTAGGCGGGCAGGGTGATGTTACAGACCCCAATGCCTGGCAGGACGTTGCACTAAACGTACCGCCGGCCGAGTACAGTAACGTCCCCTACAACGTCAACTTCCCGCTGAACGGCGATGGCCGGTACTGGTTCGAGACCAACACCTTTGCGACGAATACCAGCGGGCCGATAACGTTCATCGGAGATCCCAAGTTCATCGCGACAGGCAGCGTCAACCTGCAGTGGAGCGTCGTACAGGTCTCGAACGACGGCAGCATCCCGCAGCTAGCCTACACGACGAGCGGCAG